TTCTTTTGCTGAGTGGGACGATGGAGGTGCGCCGAGTTCAACCTCAAGGCCGCTGATCGCAAGTCGCTTCAGCCCATGCTCGCGCATGAACCCCACCCACTTCTCGACCTGGTGCTGATCCACAACGGCCTCCAATCGCGGCGACGGTATAAGACTACTGCTTGACAATCAAGACGCTTAGTTCAGTTGATCCAGCGGGTCGCCGTACAACTCAATCTCCGCTTCCATGTTCCGCTTCTCTTGCAGCAGTCGCTCCAACTCTTGCTCCTCCTGCATCAACATCCACTCATCTTCGCTCTTGCCGTAACGCAGCCCGTTGTCCTGCCTCATGTCCGATAGGTAGGCGTAGCAGTGCCGCCATGCGTACAACGCCGCGTCACAGTTGTGCACCAACACGCCGTTAGCAAAATACTCAGGCTTTCCAGAGACTCTTAGCGCCCAAACGCGCGCGGTGCCGTCTGGCGTAACACGTTCCACCGCAAACTCGGCGCGTTGAATGCTTGGCCTTGAACTCAATGCCGCAGACCTCGCATTGAACCACCACGTCTGGGCGATTTGCCGCAACCGCTTTAGCGTGTTGTCGATGCCACTCACGGCCTTCTGGAGAAGCGTGCCACTTAGGCGCTGCCAACTGCGCCTTGGCAATCCCTGCTCGACGCTTGGCCTTAACATCATCGCTAGCGGTTGCGTGATGGTGCCGATGGTGCTCGCGGGATACAACGCATTCCAGATTGGAGATGTCGTTGTTAAGAGTGTTGCCGTCCCTGTGGTGAACATGGAACCCCTTGGGTACGGGTCCGTTGTGATGCTCCCAAACGGCTCGGTGTAGCCATGTCGTGTGGTTCTTGAAGTAGACGCGATCACTGCGCCTTGTGGACTCAGGCCACCTTCGCCAAACAAGCCCGTTCCACTCCACGGTTTCAGCCTTGCCTTTGGTGTATTCTTTTCGCATGGTGCAACTGACGTAACAAATACGTCTGTTGCGGTCAAGTCAATCAATTGCTTCCACCCGTGCTCTGTCCAAACAGGATGATCAGCCGTCCCGGTCAACGATCTGCCGTCAGTAAAATCAAGCCTGTAAACCGGCTTCACTCCCGTGGGCGCACACCAATCAACAGGTTGCCAGCCATCTCTGGTCAGCACCCAATCTTGATCGTTGACCGTTTCAATCGGCACATCGCCGCGTGCGGTTGTCACCAAAGTGCCGTCCACAAAACAAGCGTGGTTGGCACACCCAGGATGCTCTTCGCGCCTCTGGCTCCGGTCGTCCCAGATCAGTTGCGAGTACTCGTCAATCAACGGCGCAGCCGCCTTCTTGTGCAACTTGATCCGCGCACTCACAAAGTCGCCGTTCATCAGTTCCATAAAGTCAGCCTTGCCCGCCTTCTCTGCGCCCACAAGCGGGATGTCATGCCGACGCCGCATCTCCTCAACCGCCTGCTTGTTGGCGTTGTCGATCACGATCCGATCAAAGTCAAAGCGTCCCATCAACTTGCGCGTTTGGTCCGCGACCTCGGTGATGTCGCACTTGTCCTTCTTGTGCGCCCCGAGCACGTACAGGGTCCGGTCGCTGTCGTGATACGCGCACACCACCCACGCAGTCGGGTCGTTGAACCCAAGGTCAATGCCCAGCACATAGTGCCAGCGCCCCTTCTTGGTGATCGCCGGCAACTCGTCAAACGTGTTCTTCTCGTAGTCAAAACGGTACACAAGGTTGCTGTCGTCGATCACCCACTTGCCCAAGTAGTGCTGCTGAAACAGCGGCGTTTCCTCGATCAGCGGGTTCGCCAACTTCAAGTCCTCAATCTCTGCCTTCCACTTGTCCGCCATATGCGGATTGTCGAACGCCGTCCAGCGATGGCCGCTCCAGCCCATCTTCTCCCAGCGACCCGACTCCCCCGGCACTTGGCCCTTCGTCAGGTCGTAAAACAACCCGCGCTTCATGTTGCCGGGAGTTCCGATCATCGCAATCGTGCCGCGATAGTCAGCCGTCGCCGGCTTCAAAATGCCGTACACCATCTCATGCAAGTCCACGCCGTAGGACGCAGCCTCATCGATCACCACGCTCTTGAACTTCTGACCGAGCGCCTTGTCCTTTTCCTGCTCGTCCGCGTCCATGCCCAGCAGGTAAATCATGCTCCCGTTGGGCAGCGTCACCGACAACTCAGTCTCGTTGAACCGGCACCCAAGCGCCTGCTCACGGTCAATCGTCTTCAGCACGTCCTTCCACATGATCCGCTTGGCAGACGCCCGCGTCAGCGCCACGTACAAGCACGACACGTTGGGTGTCTCATACGCATCCCGCATTAGCATCAAGCCAGCGCCATACGACTTGCCCGAGCGGCGCGTACACAGCACCACCTTCATGCGAGCCGGATCTTCCAAGAACGCCGTCTGCGCCTTGAACGCCACGTCCTTAAACACAGGCTCTTTCTTCTCAGCCGCGATCAAGGCAAAGAACTCCGACTTCTCAGTCGGCGTCATCTTGGCGATCAAGCGGTCAAGTTCTTCCTTGGTCATTTCTGAACCTTGAGCGTAAGCGGCTGCTTTTGTGCTTTTATTTCAGCCTTTCTGTCGCGCTCTACCGCATCCATGCAATGCCTGAACGAGGCGCTGCGATGAACACGCGGCGGCAACGACTCAGCAGCCGCCTCCTCCATCTGCGCCCGCATCATCTCCCGGTACTCTTCCGGCGAAACGTGATTGACGCTTTTAGGGTCTGGGATGTCCTTCCATCGCTCCTCTTTTACTTTACGTGCAAGGTCGATCAAATCCTGCGCCGACTCGTCCCAACGCGGCTTGGGCGGCTCACGCGGCGGCTCTCCAAGCCACGACGCAACCCAAGTGAAAAACCGACGCCACACACTCTTAAACCAAGTCATTCCTGCGCCTCCCGCATCATGCGCTCATAGTCCTCGCGCGACACCGACTTCGGCGCATCCGACGCCAACAGCGCGTCGTGCTCCTCCTTCGTCAGCGCTCGCGTCTGCAACTCTATCTTTCTTCGCGCTGCCTGATCGTACCGCCCCACCACCTCACGACCGTACGACAACGCCGCCGTAGGTGTCCCCCACCCGCGCCCCTCAAGCGCCCGATCTACCGTCCAGTACGCGGCGTCGATGTCCTCGTCCGTCTTCCCTTCCCAGCGCAACTGCTCCAGCCGCGCCTTCAGCGCCAGCAACTCGTCCCTCATACCGGCCTCCCGTGAATCGCCTCCAACCCACGCCTACTCGCCACCGGCAGCACCCGCGCCCGATAACAGCGCCAACACCTCTTCGCCCGCTTGTCGTTCGTTGCTCCCCCGCAGTACACGCACTCGCCCTGCTCCACCTTCCCTGCATCCCTATACGCCTGACACGCCAACCGATGCGCCTCTCGCACCTCTGGCCTCTTCAAGTACTTCTTCATCCACTTCTTCAACGTCGCCCGACGCACCGGATCTTGCGACCGCTTCCGCTCGTAACACCATCTACACAGCGCAGCCCGCACCACCTGGTTCTTGCACAACGGCGTGTCGCACGGCTTCATATCATCACCTGACCGTCTACCCGCCGCTTAGCCTCTTCCAATGTCTTTGCCACGTTGTCGCCGTAACTGCTCACGCCCCACCGCCACGCCCCAGTTGTCTTGTCAAACTCCAGCCAACAACACCACGTCTGCGTAAAAGCCACGTACCGCTCTCCGCAGTCAGGCCCACTCGGGTCTGTCCGCTGCCAATCCAAATCTTGAAAAATCAACTCAGCCATCAGACGGCACCAACGGCAGCGCTTCAATCGCAGTACGCACCGCTTCATCCGTTACCAAATCAAGCACGCAGGAACGCATCCACCGCGCAGCCGCCATCTTATGCACCACCACTTCCGCGTCCCATGACGCATGGTGCTCCAACTCCCGCTCTCGCAAATCACGCCGATAAAGCGCAGCTACGCCTCGCTGTATCTCCCCCTCCGGGTCAGCCAGCCGCGCCTGCAAATTCATAATCTCTGCCAACAACTGCTTCTTCGTTACCCTTGCTCGCTTCATATGCCACCTCTGCCGTCACTGCGGCACCCGCAACCCTACCGTAGCGCCACGCCACAGGCAAGACCTGTTGCTCTCTGGGGGGTGGGTATAAGCGTAGCATCACGCCACCAAACATGGTGGGTACTCTCTGGGGGGTATATATATATTGAAGTAATCCCGCGCGCGCATGGTGGGGGGGGGTGGGGGTAGGGCTCGAGGGCCGGCCTGACGCGCTGCGGCATGACGCCTTGGTCTTCGCCGGACGTGTCGCGCGCGGCGCACCTTGACGTGCGTTGCCGGAGCCGTTCGAGGACCGCGCACCTGGTTTCGTCGCGCGTGATCCCTAGTGTTTTCGGGGCTTTAGGTGCCGCACGAAAATAGTTGCTTGACAGCGTGACGCCACACCACTAGGATGCCACACATCGCAGCAAGGCGCTGCGGCGGAGTGACCGATGCACGCGACAAAGCCCTACAGCCCGGAGCCCGGACGCAAGGTGGAAGTCTACCGCAACCTTCACAACGGATTGCTTTCCGTGCGTGACGCTAAGACTAAGAAGGTCATCGGTCACGCTCACGCCGTGCAGTTGAGCAACGTGACGCTGCGTGTGTCTGAAGCGGGGCGCCAGCGGGCGGTGCGTGAGGGTCGCCGCAACGTGCACGCGTTCGCGGTCGGCACGGAGACTGACGGTTTGACGGCGTCGGGTGAGCGGGTGACGTACAACCCGTTCCGAGCGCCGCACTTTCACTACGCGGCAACGGGTTGCGCCGCGGAATTCAGCGGCAACGTTTCGGCTGTTATCACGCCTGCAGGCGTTTTTGAGGCAGAAGGCTAACATGACGCACCTTGAATCGCTTTACTACACCACCGGCTGTCAGGATTGTTGCAACGTGTTCGACGGCGACGACGTGCCCACGGCGGATGACTTGCGGGAGGGGTGGGAATACGGACACGCAAGCGACGAAATTTGGAACGATCAGGCGCAGGCGCTTGCCTGCCGGGACGCATGGGTGCGCGGGTGGCTGGAGTGTGCGACGGCGCAAGTCAAGCGGGAGCGGGAGCGGGACGCCAAGCGTCGCGCAGAGGAAGCGGAATATGACTAGGGGCATGGCACTGGCGCTGCTTATGCTGATGGCCGAGTTTGCCGCCGGTATCGGATACGTGTGTACGGCGCAGAATCGGTCGATTGACGCGGCGTATGCCGCACGCGGGAGGCGGTAACATGAGCACGGCACGACTGAAAAACGCCATGATCAAGCGGGCGCTAGAAGATTGGGGCGGATTGTTGCAGCACGACTGCGCAACGGGATATTCGTCGGGTGACCGTTTCGGTAGACTCTCCCGCAAGCAAGTGGAACTAAACCGGCGCATTGATACAGCCATACAAGAATTAGAGACAGAGGGGCGCATTAAGTGGATTAGGCACAACGTATGGCAAGTCAATCCAACACAAGGCAAGCGATAGCACGACCGGGCGCGGCTCTGCCGCGTTCCGGTGCGAGCGTCTCGCGAGGGACGTTGGCACCGGGACCTACCCCGGATGGCGCGCGTGACGCGCAAGGTGGACGCATGAAGTTGGCAATTGTGGTGCAAAAGTCGTCAAACGAAAAGATCGGCCCCGTCTCTACTACCTACGCGCCGACGACGCATTGCGTTGACTGCGAGTTTAAGGGCGCGGGCTGCTACGCAGAGACTGGCATGGTCGGAATGCACGTCCGCAAGTTGAACGCGGCCGCGCGAGACTCGCACGCAAGCCCCGTGCGAACGGCGCGTCAGGAAGCGCGGGGGATCGACGCGCTCCGCGCCAACGGCCAACCCCTCCGCATCCACACGTCCGGCGACTGTCCTACTCGTGAAGCGGCGGAGATCGTCGCCGATGCGGCCGAGCGTTTCGTCCAGCGCGGCGGGGGCACGCCCTGGTCTTACACGCACGCCTGGCGCCGCGTTCCGCGCAAGGCTTGGCGGTCCGTGTCCGTGCTCGCCAGCGTCGAGACGCTCGCCGATGCCGCCCGTGCTACCCGCAAGGGGTGGGCCGTCGCCCGCGTCGTGCCGAAGTTTTCTTCGGACAAGGCCTGGTCCGAGGGCGGGATCCGGTGGATTCCGTGCCCCGCGCAGAGGCGGTCCAACGTGACGTGCTCAACGTGCAAGTTGTGCATGAACGACGACAAACTCCGCGCCATCGGGGCCGGCGTCGCTTTCGAGGCGCACGGCTCGAGCAAGCGCAAGGCCGCTGAAAAGGTTGCGTGCGCGCGCTAGGCTAGACGCGGATAGGAGGGGCTGAGCCTATACGGTCGGCCCCTCCAGTGCGCGCCTATTCCGGCCGCAGTGGCCCGCGTGACGGGCGAGGGGTAACTGTGTTGCAACCTATTTGGAAAGCCCTAGGCGGCGCGCATCCGGCGCACTGGGGCGCTTGCATCCGCTGTCGCACGCAATTCATGTCCGACCGGGACTTGGTGCACGTTTCGCCCGCCGGCTTGACGTGCGACCGCTGTTATATCTGGGGGCTAAAGTGACCGATCACCCGTGCGACCGATGCGCCGAGGAACCCGCGCGCTTTATCCGCGAGGGGCACGCGGTGTGCGAGAGTTGTAGCGCCCGGCTCGAGGCCCGCGCCCTAGTTCAGGCTACTTGGCAAGCGACCACGCGCCGTGAGCGGCGCACCTATGCGGACATGATCCGCGAATGGGAGGCACGATAAATGTGGAACATTAAGCGCATCATCGACAAGGGTCCCGGACATTATTATCGCTTCCACGTCAGCGGGAAAAACTACGCGCACAATGTGCCCGAGGATTTTCACTGGAACGTGCGCGACCTAAACGACGCTCGCTATCATCTGGACGCTGACGCCGACGCCGTTACCCGCGCCATCTTTTTGGCAACGCGCTAACAGCCGCTCGCACCTTACGGCCCCGGCCTCACGGTCGGGGCCTTTTTTACGCCTTGCGTAGCAGTTCCCTCGCACGGCGCCACGCTTGCGGCACCGGCCCGCCCTGGTCATCCTCGAAATAGACATCGTCCAGGGCGAGCAGGGCCGACATCGCGGCATCCAGGGCGCGGCGGGTCTGCCAGCGTGCGGCTCGCGAGCGGGCGTCTGCCTCGAGCAGCTCGGCCACTTCGCGGCACTTCTTGGCCGCGTTTTTCTGGTCTTCGCCGTCCTCTTTTGTCCAGATCATGCCGCCCTGACAACGCCTTTCTGGCAACACTCCGCGATGCCCTTGTTTTACAGCGTTTCCGCGCGCAGAATTCATCCGGGCCGCACCAGGCTTGGCGCAGATTTGCTACCACAAGAGGCGCACTTTTTGTTCTAAACACAGACCAAGCGCACTTTTTTGTGCCCTGTTTTCGCAGATTTACGCCACCGCACTTTTCGTGCTTGACTGTGTCCACGCACTACTGCTAATTCTGGGGTCGCGCGCGTGCCCGATCTATGGATCTCTTGATATTCCTGCCTCGCGCTGCGAACCTCGCCGCACTTTTTGATCCCGCGTCGCACTTATTCACGTTGCTTGACGCGCTCGAGGAGTATCGCAACCCGCTCCGCGCGTTGCTCTGACGTGAGGCCGTCAACTTTCAGCGAAACGCGGTCTTCCAGCATCCCGAGATGCTTGGCGATGAGTTCCAGGGCGCGCACTTTTGTCGATTGCGCGACATCTTCCTGCTCCGCGACGCGCTTTAGTTCCCTAATCACAAAGCTTGCATCGACCTCGCTCCGTTGGATTGCGCGGGTTGAAATTTCTTTCAACTTAGAGGCGATGACGGGGAGTTGCAGATTTTTTACAGCCATGCTTCCGGCGGTTTTCGGGGAGTAACCAGCACGGAGAGCGGCTTGTTTGCCGTTACGGTCCTTGAGATATTCCTCTAGGAATCTTTCCTGAAGATTAGTGAGTGCGTCCGTGGCTCGCTTCATGGCGCACCTTGGGAGCCGTAACGCAGTGCGTTAGGCGAGGTTGACGACCTCGATGTTGGCGTAGGGGATGACGTGCGAGCCGGCACCCTCGCTCGGCACGGACTCGAAAAAGATCCCGGCAGGGTGGAAGCGGATGTCCTTGCAGACGACAACGTTGCTTCCCGTAAGATTCTGAGCGGCCTGGTCAGTGGTGAGGGTGGTGACGATGCGAGCGCCCGTGAAGTGGACGCCGCCGGTCCTGACGCGGACGGAGTGGATGGGTTCCTTGCCGGGGGTAACGTCAGACTTGGTATCCTTGGACATTTAGGGCTCCTGGGTACCAGCAACGGGAGTGTTGTTGGTAGGTTCGGTGGTGTTGGTGGGTTGTTCCTGGGTGAGAGCGCGAGCATCCTGTTCAAGCTGTTCGATCTCGCGGATGACGTGCTCGGCGGCGGTGTGGAGACGGCGCTGCTGGACGACCAGGTCGCCAAGTTGGGCGCACTTTTGGGCATACTTCTGCTTGATGTCTTCGATATCACTCATCGGAAGGCCTCGTAAGGGTTGTAAATGACAGACTCAGGGATGACGCGATTTTCGCGCAGTTCCCGGAGGAGATAGGTGCTGTGCGAGTAAGACCAGGGCTCGCCGGCAACGTGCGCGAGGAGGCTCTTGGCGATGCCATACTTGCGAAAATCAGGCTTCACATAAACGTAGTGAACGACGTTGCGCTCGGTGACGGACCATCCGAAAACGACGGACGGGTCATCCGGCAGGACGGCGAGACGGACCTCGGCACGCTCCAAGATGCGCTCAATCACCTTGTGATGGGCCGCGAAAAAGGTTTCCCGAGGGATGCCTTTCGCGAAGAGCGAGCTGTTTTGGTAGCTCTTGAGCCAGGTCGCGAAGATGAGGGACCGCGCGTCCCCCAGGCCCTCGGCGATGATGTAGTTCTGCTCACTCATCCGAAAAAATCCATCCCGTCGTCACTCGTCGGGGCTTTTGGCGGTTCAATCGCCGGCTTGGAAACTGTCACAACCTCGACAAGCGTGTCAAGGAAGCTTGGCTCAACGTCCTCAACCTCGACAGGCTTAGGGGCGAGCGGAATGTGCTTAGGGACGGGTACTTTGACCTCGAAGTCCTTCCCCAGCCGGTCTTTTTTCTTGTATTCGTGGCCGCGCCAGACTTCCTTTACCTTTTGGCGGTGGCCGATAGGCTTTCCGGCACGGCAGTCCTTGCAAATAAACCCATAGCAGCGCCCGGAGTTGGGGTTGCCCTTGCAGATGGGGCAGGGGCTCTTGGGCATCGGCGTGCCCTTGGCAGGGCCGCGCTTCTTCTTGATCTTAACGGCTCGGGCGCCGATCTCCTGCGAGACAAGCTCCGCAAGCTCACGACTGAAGCGCCGGACGAGCCGGTGGATCTTGTCAGTCAACTCCAAGGACTCCTTGGTGTCGATGACCTTGGCGCCCTTGGGGATGACCGGATGTTCCTGCTCGTCGCTCACGGCTCGCTCCGACAGAGGGCTTTGACAATCTTGATGAAGCTCTCTTCGCATCGCTGCATGGCTTCGTCGGACGACATGGCGTAACCCTCGTCACCGTAACCGATTCCAACGTGCCAACGCCAAGGTTGGTGAATGTTATTTTGGCTCCAGACCTCTAGCTTTCCAGCGATCCGTTCACACTCAAAGTAGCGATTATCCTTGAATGGCGGCTTTTCGACCCACTTCACGGGCTCAATGACAACCGTTTCCTCGCTCATGCGGGCCTCTTGGGCAGAGGCAGATCGCGGATAGACGAAAGGCACGACAGATGCTGATCGACCGCTAAGAATGCGGCCTCTTGCATCGCCTCCGCGCCCTTGGCGAACGCATCATCCAGCATTTGCTCAAGTTCCGCTTGCGTGATCCAGCGGTGGATGCGCTCCTTGTCGTGACTAGTCATCGAAACCCCCTTGACGTTGCACGGTGCGGTAATGGTTGGTCAGTTCCCGGTGCTCGGCAGGCGTCAGGTCAAAGTCTTTGCCGTCCACGGTGGACTCTTCGATCACCACCATGCCGTAGGTGTCCATGCCGAGGCCGATACGGACCCGGAAAAGCTGCTCAGCCCCGTCAACGTCTCGCGCGATGGTCGTCGTCTCAAAAATCATGGCTCGCTGCCTCCATCCGGCCTCATCGGCACGGTCCAGGCAGACTGCCACGGTCTAGGATGCGGTGTCAACATCCTAGAGACATCTTTCCGTATGCGCCTGAC